AGATTGGACGTTGCCGATCCATGCGCGATTGGACCCCCAGATGAACGAGCCCGAAGCGGACTGTCCTTTCTTCGACGAGTCGTACGCGGCCGAGGCGACGAGCACTTTGTCGATGCCGATGTTTGCAGCGATCAGCGCGGCGTCTACGTTGCGGAGGTCTCCGGTTCCGACGGAACCGAAGATGTAGCTCTGCACCTTGGCGTTCTTGCGGAGTGCGTTGTACACGTCGAGGTTGACCACGAGGGTGTTCGCATCCACGCCTTTCTTGCGAAGGCGGGAGATGGCGTCCTGCAAGTCACTCACGGGGTCTGCTGCGGAGTTGCTCCACACCGTCCCCACGGTCGTGTTGTTGAAGTTGCTCGCGTTGAATATCGCAGCGGCAACACGGGTTTCGTGAGCGAGCTTGATGTTGCGGAGCAACAACTTAGCGATGGTCGCCTCGGTGTCCAAGAACCGCGAGAGGTCCGCTTGGTTCGAGTCGTCGATCAACTCTTCCAACCCACGATCCTCACAGAGGTAGGTGTCCGAGGTGAAAGCGCGCGAGATGCGGCTATAAGAGCCGTCAGCGTTGCGCTTTGCTGCGTCTGCGTCGACCCGCATCAGGTGGCCCGTTGCGGTGTCGATTTTGAGGTATTGTCCCGCCTTCGTGGCCACCGAGAGAGGAGGCATGACGAGACCACCGATGAGACCAGAATCGGCCCCACCGGATTGAATGACAGCCTGTTGGATGTCACCGCGTAGAACTGCGCCTGTGTTTGCGTACATTGTCTAAGGTCCTTTCGTTTAAGAGTGAGCGTTGATCCCGAGTGCGACCTCGATCACATCCCCGTCAGCGGTTGCCGCTTCGAGAGCGATTCCAATCGGGTTGTTGCTCGACGTTGCCGTGGCGAGGATTTTGCCAGAGGCGGCAGGATAAACTGCTGCACCAGCGCTGATTGCTCCACCGGCCTTCATCTCGAAGGTTCCGGAAGCGGAGTTGAGTTTGACCGTCACGATGCCGCTTGCTGCTGCGTCAGCGAGAGCCACGCCGAGAGCGGTACCGTTTGGTGCGCCAGCTGCGACAGCTAGCCCAGAGGAGAGTGCAACGCGCTGACCGACCGAGAGAGCCGAGGCCCCCACGGCGAACGCTTTGAACCCGGAGTCGTTTTGTGCCATGTGTTTTGTGCTTTAGGGTTTGAGGATTCCTTTGGCGATCAGGTGGTTCCTGTACGCTTCAGGGTTTTTCCGGAGTTCGGAAAAGTCGGTAGGCTGTTCAGCCTTTGCTTCGGTTGCAACGCCCGGAGCGACGGGTGTTCCGAAGGATTTGATGAGAGCGGCGAGTGCCTCGAACTTGGTTTCGACGGCCCCGAGAATCTTCTCCTCGACCGCCTCGAAAGCAGCACCGGCGACCTCTTCGGCCTTTGCACTCATCGCTGCTGGCATTTCCTTTTCAACTTCAACTTCCGTCTCGGGAGCTTCGGTCGTTTCTTCGGTGAGGAGTGCGGTCAGCATCCCCTTGATTTCCGAGATCGATGCTTCGACCGTGGCGAGGCGTTCCTCGACGGTCGGCGCGGGTGCCTCGGCCATTGCTTCGGGTTTTGGTTCTTCCTTCATTGGAGTCTCACTTGTTTGCGCGTCATCAACTGGTGCCTCGAAAAGGCCGTCCGGATTGGCTGCCGGTTCGTCAACTAGGTCCACCGATCGGAGGCGCGTACAGCGTGCGTAGGCGGCCCCGTTGACGTCCTGCGGCTTGCCCTCGAACGAGATGGAAAGGCCGAATGCCTCGGGGGTTTTGGTGGCCAGTTCGAGGATGAAATCTCGACGCGGCGAGGTCTGGAACAGCTGAAGATCCGCGAGCACCTTCTCGTCCTCGATGCGGAAGTTGACGAGTCGCCCGACAATCTCCTCCACGCCCGACTCGTGGCCTACCTTGACCTTGATTCCGCTCCTTGCTGCGTTTCCGCATTTAACGACCTGCGAAAGGGTCGTCTCATCGATGAGGAGACCGTGTCCCTTGGCCACCCCGAGTGTGATGACAGAGACGCCGAAGATGGTATCGGCATCGATGCTCGAGGGTGCGAGTGCTTGGAAAGATGTCGTCTTCATTTGCTCATTCGGTTCTGGAGTTTCCGCTTGTTGGCGTAGTAGGCGCGGATCGCTGCGATGGCATCTTCGCGGGTCTTGTGGTGCGAGACGATCGATTCCTGCCCCGGGTAAACTTTGACCTTGGCCCATCCCGTCGGTGTTTTTCGGATTGCGTACGGCATCAGGTGGTCTTGTTGAGTCTCTCCACGATCCGGTTTGCCCACGCTTGGCCAGCGTCTCCGCCCCATCCATCCCAAGCCTGTCTCCCTTTGCCGTAGTCGTTCCACGTCGAGCCCTGCTTGTCGACTTGATGTCGGTCAAAGTAGGCTTTCATTCGACGGACAGTGTCGGCGGAAACTGGTCGACCGTTGGCCAAGTCGCGAGCCCGAGCGATGCCCACTGGAGTCATCCCACGTTGGGATGCTGGTTTCTTCGCACGCTCGCGGAGTGCTCGAGCAGCTGCGGCACGCACGGCCTGAGGTGGCTCAAACGAGTCTTCGGCAAACTGTGTAGATTCCTCGGCTGAACTCATGCCCGGCTGAGACCCTCCAGAATCAGGTTGGAGGAGCAACAACGGATCCTCAACGCCAGCGGCAGCGAAGATCTCCGCACGGCGTTTGCGCTCGTTTGCGGATTGAATGAACGCTTCTTCCCAGTCCTCGCCCTTGCTCGCGTAGTACTCCGCAAACGTAGACCCACCCTGCTTGAGTTCGGCCAGTTCTGCGTAGGTCTCCCGTCCAATGTCAGTCGATGGCCACGGCGGAAACTGCCACCGGTGAGCCCTCCACTCAACGGATTGCGGGATGTCTCCATTCGAGATTCCGAATGCGATGACGGCCTCGAGAATGGGGTCGAGAATCCGGTTTGTCAGGATGCGTTGGTATCGTCCACAAACGCGAGCGGCTTGCTGTGAGTCGAGCCGAGCGGTCACCCCACCGAGATCCGAAGGGTCGATAAAGAACCCGTATGGGAGACCGAGAGCGTCGGCCAGATGCCGTTGCAGCGACTCGAGGAAACCTTGGAATGTGACGCTCGGACGGTTGCTCATGAACCCAGTCACTTCCTCGCCAGGCTTGAGGTAGTGGATGGTGCCGGGTGTGATGCGCTCGATGGAGTCTCCGGTGGTTGTCTGCTCGTCCCATCCGAGACCCTCGCCTGATGGAGTCTTCACCACACCTGTCTGTCTGCTCGCCCACTTCACCGCATCCTTCTCCCCCGCGAGGATTTCCACGATGTCCTTGCATGTGGCAATGGCCGGAGCAAATGCGGAAACGCCACGATAAGAGTCGTGCCGCTGCGGGTCGAATAAGTGCAGACACCGCTCGGCTGGCACCTCCTGCTCGTCGACGTAGGATGCTCCCATGCTGCGGCGCGTGATCTGGTAGGCCACTGGTCGGCCCGTCTTGACGTCGATACGGATGCCCCCGATGAGGTCGTCGGCCACGGTCGAGTGGTACGGGTTCCCGATGCGGTCGGCTTCGATAAGTTGCAGGCGCGGCCCGTCCTCGGTGAGGCTTTTGACGAGGAGACAGTCACCGTCCCGCACGAACGAGACGAAGGCGAGTTGCATCAGACTCAGGAAGTCGAATCGGCCCGAGAAGTCAGCACGTTTGCACCAGTCTGCAAAGTAGGCCTCGTAGGATGAGTTCACCCCGGGGTCGCTCGTCCTCGCTTGATAGCGGAGGGATCCAAGCGTGTACAACGTGAGCTTTCGCAGGATGCCAGACACCAGCGGATGGTTGTTCTCGAGGTCCCGAGCCTCCCAAATCAACTGCACGCGGCCTCTGTTGGTGGAGGCTGATTCCGCGTGATTTGAGTAGTTCGAGGGCGTTTGTGCTCGGCTCTCGGTCGGCTCCGCGCCCTCCCAGCGAAAAGCCCGTACTGCGTTGCGGATTCGTCGGATGAGTTTCATCGGCGGAATGATGCTCGCACGCGGTTGCGAGGAGTCGAGCGTGAGCGTTCGGTGACGATCTGCGAGCACGCGGCGAGTTCCTTGGCGATCTGCACGCGGTCGCGTTGGGACGATGTTCCGGCTGACGACACCGAGGTGTAGGGGTCGGCAAACTCGGCCTTGAGGCGAGCGTATGCTTCCGCCAGCTCGGCGGCAGTCATCGCTCGGAAGATCCCTTGGTAGTCAATCTCGTCGGCCATCACCTGAGCCGTCCTCATCAACCAGCGGCCCCGATGAAGTTCGTGGCCAGTGCTGCGAGAACTTGGAGCACCTCGCAATCAAAAAGGTGGTTATCCTTCCGGATCTGCTTCCAAATGTGGCTCACTCGCCCGTGCGCGTCGACCCTCTCCTCTCGTCGCTCGGAGGTCACTTGAGCGAGGTAGATCTCACCGGCCTCCCTCGAGAACTCCCATGACGGACCCTTGCCTGACATGAGATGAGCCAGTGCGTCCTTGAGCATCGGGTTTGAGAACACAAGCAGGTTGATGGTCCTCTTTTGACCTTGGCCGAGCATTGCATCGGCTTTGCTCCACATGAACGGCCTTCGGACGTTGTTGACCATGTAACCGTTTACCGAGTCGTGGCCCTTGCTCGCCTTCCACTTTCCTCCTCGTTTTGCAATCTCGGTGTAGACCGTTTGCGTATCAAACCCTGAGTCAATGATGACATCCCCAGGCGCGATGCCGTACTTGGTCACCACCTCGTCCATCATCGCGAGATTGACCGCGCTCCCGAAGTCAACGAGGCGAGAGGTTCCCCCGGGGTGCCACTCTCGCACCACGAACCATAGACCGTAACTCTGCACGTCGATGGAGAGAAAGACACGGCCTCCGGTGGTCTCCTTCAACTTGTAGTCGGTCCCTCGCAGGTCGTCCCCGAACTGCTCGGCTTTGAGATCACTGACCCACGGCTCGCCCATGGTCTCACGCTTCCATGTCTGCATCGGTATGACGTTCCCAAAGGTCATTTGACGCTTAGCCACCAAGAACTCCTCGACGGCCTCGCGCCACGGAATCCACCACGGTACGAGGGACGACCAAGTGAAGCTGACCTTGTGCTTCGGTGCGATGAGGTTCCCCTTCTCCCATCGGCCATTCTCGACGAGGGTGCGGCGCGTCACGGGGTCGTCGGTGTGCCCGTGACCGCACGATGGGCACTTCAGCCTGATGCTTTCCGCCACCTTCTCAAAAAGCCACTTTCCCTCCGGCGTCTTGGTCTGCTCCGACTCCTCCCACTCAACATGCTCCCAGAGCGGAGTGAAGAACATCCCACACGACTGGCACGGCCACTGGAACCTTCGCTGGTCCCCGTCGAGGAAGGACTGGTGCACCGCGTCGTTCTCGAACAGCGGGGTGGAGATCTGGACGATGCGGTAGTTCCACTGTGCCCTCACACGCTTCCGCACCATCTCCAACGCCCCCGGCGGGTAGTTGCGCACCTCGTCGAGGATGAGCCAGCGCACCGGCACCGATTGCAGCTTTGAGGGTGAGCCAGCCCCGCGGACCATCAGCGTCATCGGCGCGAAGTCGATGGTGCCCTTCCTCTTGCCTGACCGCTCGCGTGGCATCATGCGCTTGATGGTCTGGCAGTCCATCAGGGTCGGGAGGAGTCTGGTCTGCATGAAATCCTCGGCCTCGTCCTGAGCGGCGAGCACCCACATGGCGGGTCCTGGGTCCTCGGCGATGGCCCACGCGAGCAGGATCATCATCGTCTGCGTCTTGCCAGACTGAGCCGAGCACATGATGGAGATCTCCCGAATGCTGTCATCGGCGAACACCTCCATGATTTCCTTTGTCCACGGCGCGGTGTTCGAACTGAACTGCCCCGGCATCGAGGACTGCTTGTCGATGATGATGTGATCCTCGGCCCATTGCCATGGGTGCCTGTAGTCGCGGAGGGTCGCGATCTCGGAGATCGTCTCAAAGAACATCAGCGGCGCGGGTTGCTTTCTTTCCGGTGAGCGTTTCCCACCGTTTCACGATCACGTCGCAATACTGCGGGCTGATCTCCATGCCGTAGCACGTGCGGCCCAGTTGCTCGGCAGCGATGAGCGTGGTGCCAGAACCGAGGAACAAATCCAGCACAAGATTAGAATCAACCGTGTTGTTCTTCATCAGATGAGCGACAAGTTCCAGCGGTTTTGTCGTCGGATGTAGACCGCTCTTTTGCGGTCGATCAAACTCCAGTAGACTGGTTTGAAATCCACCGTGATATTGATGTGCTGCACCAGGTTTCCATCCGTAAAGCACTGGTTCGTGTTTGTAGGCATAATCAGCCCGTCCAAGCACGTGATTATTCTTCACCCAGATCAACTCATGCCTGACTGGAATATTGGCTTCCGCCATCATCATCATCATCATCATCTGATCACCGCCCTGCGGTGAAAAGACATAGAACGCAGCGCCGGGCTTCATCGATTGATTCATCAAATCAAACGCAGGCCTCCAAAGCTTTTCAGCCGTGGTTGTCACATCGTCGTGATCGTTTTCAATAGGTTCCTCAATGCGATTGGCAAGCCAAATTGCATTGAGGAACCTATTCTTGTCTGCATAGCTAACGCCATAAGGCGGATCGGTGATGCAAGCGTCCGCCTTCGTCCCAGCCATCAGCCGGTCAACATCCTCCGCCTTTGTCGAGTCGCCGCAGAGCAGGCGATGCTCTCCGAGAATCCATAGGTCGCCCGGCTTCGTGATCGGATCTTCCGGTGTCTCTGGTACCTCGTCGGGGTCTCTGTTGAGTTGATTGGTTTCCGCGAGCAACTCGGCCATCTCCTCATCAGAAAAGCCTGTCAGGAGGTGGTCGAGGTCGCTTTCCTTGATGGCTTCCAGTTCGACCTTCAGCATCTCCTCATCCCAACCTCCACCGAGTTCCGCGAGTTTGTTGTCAGCCAGAATGTAAGCCCTGCGTTGAGTCTCGCTCAGGTGTGAGAGCCTGATGACCGGAACCGACTCGAGACCTAGCTTGAGAGCGGCCATGACGCGGCCATGCCCTGCGATGATGCCGTTGCTCTGGTCAACGAGGACCGGGTTGTTGAACCCGAACTCACGAATGCTTCCCGCGATCTTTGCGACCTGCTCCGGATCGTGTTTCTTCGCGTTTCTCGCGTAGGGTATCAGGTCCGCTGGGTGCATCTGCTCCAGCTTCGGTTGCGGCTTGTTCGTCGGCCCATCGTTGAATTTCGGCATAGCTGTTTCGGATTGCTGTCGTGATTTCATTGGAGATTTGGGTGGGGGTCATTCCCGAAAGGCGGCCAGCGAGTGATGGCCCGATGCGAAGCTGGAGACGTTTGCAGGTGTCGAAGGTTTGGTAGAGCTTTTTCCGGATTTCGTCACGGTGCATCACCTCACCTCGAGCCTGTTGGATTTGAAGTTCGAGAAGTTGGTTTCGCAGGTAGACCTGCCGAGCGGTGAGCTTGCTCTTGTCGAGGTCTTCACCGTCACCCGATGCACCGGCCCCGTGTGCCTCAACCCACTCGCGCCACTCTTCGATCGGGTAAAACCCCGAAGCGTTGGCAGCTGGTGCTCCTCGAGCGATCCAGCTTTTGCAAGCGGCCCGGGTCACCCCGAACATCGCGGCCAACTCAGCGAGCGACTTTGCCCATGTGCGCGGCTTTTCCTCTTTGCCAGAGAGGTAGTTTTCCACCTGTTGCAACTGAGCACGGGTCAACGGTTTCCCTGACTTTTGCTTTTCGATGAGCAGGCGGATGTTCTGCGCTGTGACCTTGCTCAATAG